TATGCGTTCATTGACCCTTCAGCCAAAGGACTCGCAGAAGAAATCAAGAGGGCTATTCCTAGAGTCATTATTAGAGATGCACAGAACAGCGTCGCTCTTGGAATATCGAGGGTGCAGAAATGTTTGACGTTCGGGGTACTGACCTTTTGGGAACAACCGGAATTAGTCAAGGAAATGGGGCTGTATTCTTACGACAGAAAGTCGATTGAACGCGGAACAGAACAACCGGTAAAGGAAGCAGATCATGCACAGGACGCAATTCGTTACTGTATAGCTGGGCTATGGAAGCAAATCAGGCGGTTCTTGCCGTTTGACGATAAAGAGGAGGAATGAGAATGTCTTTAATCACATCAATCAAGGCATTCTTTTCGGGGGTGAAAAGCATGATAACTGGGGCTGACCTTAAAGCTATTACAGGAGACAATGCGGCTCTATCCTCCGAAATGGCGCTCCGAATTACACTGTGGAGACAGATGTATGACGGTAAGGCGCCGTGGATCAACGACAAGCTGGGCATCTGCTCTCTGGGGCTTGAGGGATCTATCGCGAGAGAGTTTGCCGATGTCTGCCTCAATGAGATGGAGAGCAAGACCGGCAATGATAAGCTGGACGTCATCTACAAAATGGCCATCCGGGACCTGAACGAAAACCTGCAAGAGGGCATTGCCCTTGGTTCGTTCTGTATCAAGCCTTTAGGTGTTATGGGGCAGGTCGAGTATGTATCGCAAGACGACTTCCTGCCGATTGCCTACGATTCACGGGGCAGATTGACAGACGTTATCTTCACCGAGATGCGCAGAAAGGGCGACGTCAATTTTTATCATCGTCTTGAACGGCACACGGTCACAGATGCAGGGCTGACAATCACCAACAAGGCCTATAAGTCATCCGGGAAAGATACTTTAGGAAATGAGATCGGTCTGGATGTATTCGAGGACTGGGCGAAACTTCCCCCGGAGATCATTTACGCAGACTGGACACGGCCAGATTTCGGATACTTCAAGAACCCTCTGAAAAACAGGGTCGACAAGTCATTCAATGGTGTTTCGGTTTACGAGTCTGCCGTTGAACTGATCAAAGAAGCAGACAAGCAATTCGGCAGATTGAAATGGGAGTATGAATCAGCGGAACGGGCTATCATTGCCGACGTTGACGCGGTACCGCAGCCGAATGATTTGGGGTATACAACCAGACCAAAGGAACGACTTATAAGAACGCTGGGCGTTGGAGCAAACGGGGACAAAGACGTTCCATATAGCGAATTCTCTCCTGCACTTCGGGGTATTGGATTCATTGAGGGTCTTGATGAATACTTGCGCCGGATTGAGAAGAACGTCGGTCTTGCGTTTGGCGATCTGTCGAAAGAAGTCGCAGTCGTCAAGACAGCAACAGAGATCAAAGCGGCAAAACAGACCAAATACAACCGAGTCATCGCGATCGAGGACAACCTCACAGATTGCCTGTCTGACCTGACTGACGCACTGGCTTTCTACAACAAACTTGACCTGTCCGGCTATGAGTTCGAGTGCACATTTGCTGACAGCATCCTGACCGACACAGAGGCAAACAAGACCTCTGACCGCGCTGACGTGGCAATGGGCGCTCTTGCCCTGTGGGAATATAGAGTTAGACAATTCGGGGAGGATGAAGCTACAGCCAAGTCAAGAGTACCAGAAACACCGAACGTAATGCCTGACACTTTCCCCACAAAGCAGACAATGCCGTTTGGCGGCGCTCCACCGAATCCATTTGGAGGATAACCCATGAACGCAGGCGTTATTGAGCAAATCCCGATGGGCGTTGAACAAGTCTTCGGCGATCTTCAGTCTCGCATTATGGAGGACATCGTCCGCCGGATCCGGATCAATGGATTTGTCACATCATCAGCTGACTGGCAGATCACCAGGCTCAGGCAGCTGGGCGAGTCCAATGCCTATATCAAGCAGCAGATCCAGACGGCGCTCAAGCTATCGGATAAGGCGATCGATGATATCTATGCCGAGGCGGTCAAAGCGGAGTACGTCCAAAATGCTGCTCTGTATGCCAAGACGGGAAATGCATTGACATCCTTTGCTGATAACGCTGAACTACAGTCGTTAATGAGCGCGGTCAAAGCGCAGACCAAAGGCGAACTGATCAACATTACCCGGTCAATGGGATTTATCACGCAGCAGGGAAATCAACTCAAGGCGCTTGACATCACAAAGTTCTATCAGCAGACTTTGGACGCAGCCCTGGGCGATATCGGTACCGCAGCGTTCGACTACAACACGGTTTTGAAGCGCACAGTCAAGCAAATGACCAACAGCGGGCTAAGGTGGATAGATTACGAGTCCGGATATCACAACAGGGTCACAGTGGCAGCCAGACGGGCAACGATGACCGGTCTGAATCAAACCATGTCGCACATCAACGACAAGACGGCAAAAGATTTGGGTACTGATTCATTTGAAATCACCTGGCACGCAGGGGCTCGCGAAACACATCAATGGTTTCAAGGCAAAGTGTTTACTAAACTTGAAATGATCGAACAGTGCGGACTTGGAACAGTCGAGGGACTCAAGGGCGCAAATTGCGGTCATGATTACCTGGCATTTGTCCCGGGTACCTCTGTGAGGACCTACACCGATGCTCAACTCAAGCAAATGAACGATGCTGAGAATACGCCTAAGTCTTACAACGGCAAGGAATACACCACATCAGAGGCGCTGCAAAGACAGAGACAGCTTGAGACGAACATGCGAGCACAGCGTCAAGAAATCAGCTTATTAAAGCAGGGGGGCGGTGATCCGTTAGATATCCAAGCCGCAATGTCAAGATATCAAGGTTCGTCTGCTGAATACACGGGACTATCAAAGGCAATGGGATTGCCACAACAGCGGGAACGGGTCACGATTGACGGACTCGGGAGGGTCACGGGAAAGAGTGTTTCAGTTCCATCTGTCGCAAAGAAAATTGAAGTTTCCGGAATTGACGCAGTTAAAACCACAAAGGAGCTTGAAGATTATGTAACAAAGAGCTGGAATCTTGAAAGCGCAAATCTGGAAGGGCTTGATTTTGACATAGTTAAGAAAGCTCTGTCACAGGTCGAGAAAATAAGCAAACTGAATCCTGATGCGAAGATCATTGAAAATCTCGCAAAAATCGATCAAGACAAAACCGGAATTATGGCAATCGGTCCAGCATATGATGGCAACAACGTGAAGGGGACGATTCTTAGTATCAACGGTTCAGCGTTCAAGGGCGGAAATGGTGAAAAGTTGGCCAAGATGTACACCGATAAGACGGAGGCCAATTATTGGACGGCGGGTGCCACTCCTGAAAACTCAATAGTCCATGAACTTGCGCATTGTGTCGATTTTGAAAAAACAGTTTCAACCTTTGACTACATGTTCCCTGACGGACGGACAAAGACACAGCTGATAATGGCCGGTTGGGCAGACAAAGAAACGACCTATGCACGTGATACGGTATATAATGCGTTTATGAGGTACAAGAAAGAAGTTGGGCCGATAACAAAACTCGACTTCAAGGCGCAGATAAGCCGATATGCGCAGGCAAATGATTGTGAGTGTATCGCAGAGGCAGTATTGAACGTCTACGCAAATGGAGCGAATGCACTTCCTCAAGCTCGGATAATCGTTGAAGAAATGGGGCTGATCTTATGAACGCGGACGAATGGTTAAGTTACATGAAGTTTGACGATGACGGGAATTGTATAGGACTCATAGATAATGCGCCCGAATCAGCGGTCAAAGCATGGAACGAGTATCAAGACAATATCAAAAAAGGTATAAGAGCCTGACAAGGAAAGCCGGTACCATAAGACCGGAACAGAAAAGCACATCTTAACCGGTGTGCTTTTTACATGTCCTCAACCGGGGAAATCCGCAAGAGGGCAACAAGGTAACGCGAGCCTTTAATTCGTGGAATAGTCCACTCAGGACTTAAAGCGGAGGTATTTATCATGCTTAAAAACATCAATCTTCAACTGCTTGCAGATGGTACCGGTGCCGCGAATTCGGGCACCGACACTGATGCGGGCAAAGGTGACGGCGCCAACAATGCCGGGAAAACAGACGGTGAGAAAGACACCGGCAAGACCTATACACAGGCAGACCTGGACAGGATCGTCACTGATCGGTCAGAACGAGCTGGCAATTCGGCCTTAATGTCGCTTTACACACAGAACGGCATGACCGAGGCTGAGGCAAAACAGGCAATGGCTGACTACAAGTCAACAAAAGCCGCCCAGGCTGAAAAAGACAAGGGCAGTCTGACCGCCATGCAGAAAAAGGCAGAGGACGCAAAAGCAGAGACCGAAATTGTCAAGGCAGAGCGGTTCAACGACTTAATCGAAGCGCGTTCTGAATCCGTTGCAAAGGATCTTGGAATTGATCTGGCACAACTACCCTACATCAAACTGGACTTTTCAAAGGTTGGCAAGGATGATTCGGGTAAGCCCAAAAAGGACGACATCAAAGTTGTTCTCGAGGCCGCCTTAAAAGCCATGCCAAACCTGAAAGCCAAAGAACCGGCAGTTACGAAAGGCGTCGCGTCCACAACGGGCGGCGGCGCGATAGGTGCGGATGATGCAAGAATGCGAAGAGCGTTCGGCTTACCCGCAACCAAAAAAGAGAAGTGAGGATTTGAAAAATGTTACCTAATACAATCGCTCTTATCACCAAATACATCGGGATGCTCGACGAAGTCTATGAAGTTGAGGCCCTTACCACAGACCTTGATTCTGATATGGCTTTCGCCAAAGCGGGAGCAAATGCGAATGAAGTCGCTATCCCGAAAATGACATTGCAGGGGCTTGCCGACTATGGACGCAACACCGGCTATGTTGACAGAACCATGACGTTCGAATATGAAACCGTCAAGTACAACTTTGACCGCGGCGGTAAATTCAGCGTTGACGCTATGGACGACGAAGAGACACAGGGAATTGCGTTCGGAATGCTCGCAGGCGAGTTCGAAAGAACCGAAGTTATCCCAGAAGTTGACGCTTTCCGTTTTGCAAGCTATGCAGCCCTGCATGGACTTGGCCCGGCAGACGCTTCCCTTGCTGACGGAGCCGCTGTCATTGCCGCTCTTCGTGCCGCAACAACTGCCATGAACGCGAACAAGGTTCCGAAGGCCGGAAGAATCCTGTACATTGAGGATTCTCTTTCTGGACTATGGGAAGATCTTGACACAACCAAATCGAGAGAGGTTTTGAAGAACTTCTCCAAGATCGTCGCCGTTCCTCAGGATCGTTTTTACACGGCCATTGACCAGCTCGACGGCAAAACTGCCGGTGAAGAAGCAGGCGGCTATGTCAAAGACGTGGCGGGCAAAGACATCAACTTCATGGTCATTCAGCCCAAGGCAGTTTTGCAGTACACAAAGCACAAGGTGTCCCTTGCTGCCGCTGCTGACGCCAACTTTGATGCTGACGCTCTGACATATCGCTATCGCCTCTATGCGCTGTGCGATGCTTATGGCAACAAGGCCAAGGGCATCTATCTGCACAACAAGGCAATCTGACGAACCAACTGAATGGCTGGGAGTCGAAAGGCCTCCGGCTTCTTGAAAGGAGAACATCATGAGACGAATTGGACTAATTCCCGGAAAAGAAAATCAGGTCAAAAAGCCTGCTCCGGTAAAAGTGATTGGTGTAATCACGCCCGAAAAGGCTGACCTGATTGCCGCAATCGGCCCGATAGCCGACGACACCGTGGCGATCAAGGAATAAGGAGGAAATATGGCTGCTATTGTATCGTCTGTTGAATACATTGACTGGCGGGCTGGGTCGACAGCAGTCATGACCGCCGAGCAATTCCCATTTTATGAGACAAAGGCAGAGAGAGAGCTGGCCAGACACACGTTTGGCCAGCTCTCATCTGTTGTTATTGTGGACGATGTTGCGACGATTACCATCGATGATGTTGTCACGACACTGGTCCTGGCAGACATCAAAAACTGCATCTGTGAGATCGCGGAATACCTGTTCCAGGCAGAGCAGGCACAAGCCTCCGGTATGACGTCATTCTCAAATGATGGTCAGTCCGGGAGCTATGATGTCTCGCGCTTCGCTGGGAAGAACGAGATCCGTTCCATCGCGAAGATCTACCTGTTCGGAACGGTGCTCCTGCGGGCGGGGGTGGATGTATGGCACGGCTGAACCCTAACTACATCCAAACGATAACGCTCTGGAACTGCCTAAAAGCCGTGGATAATCCGGCTGCGAATGTGGATGCCTGGTACAAGACTATTCTGCCCGATTGTTTTTTTAAGGTGGTCACGGCGCAGGTCAACTCCGGATTTAATTCGCAGATGTCGGGGGCATACGCGGTACGGATCCCGAAGTCTGCCACGTATCTGTCATACGCAGAGTGGGTGGCCAAAGCTGCCAATCTGCGGGACGGGTTCTTCACAATGCGAAACGACGATATTGTGATTCTAGGAACTACGGCCGACATGATCACTAGCTTGTCACCAAACACGGCGACGCAGATCCTGTCCAAAAACAAGCCGAATGCCTTCAAGGTGACTGCCTGCTCCGACAACTCTGGCAGCATGCAGGGACACTACAGACTGGGGGGCTGACCGTGAAAATCAGCTTCAAATTCGACAAGCCGGAAAACCAGATCATCAACGACATGATCGGTGACAAGGTTCAATTATTCGCGGCCAACGAGGCACGAAAGCTCATGCAGCCGTATGTCCCTGAACTGAATGGTGTTCTGGCTAAAAATGTCCGAACCTATGTTGAGAACGGCCAAGGGATTGTCCACTACCTTTCGCCATATGCCCGGTACCAGTATCACGGCAAGCTGATGGTGTCCAGCAAGACAGGATCAGCCTGGTCGCACGGCGAGTACAAGGTGCTGACCAGCGTTGAATTGAACTATTCAAAACCAACGGCATCGTCGTACTGGGACAAGGCCATGATGACCGCCAGGGGGCCAGAGCTGACCAAGGCTGTACAGAACTTCATCAAGCAGAAAGGCGGCTGATTATGAGCACGAAACACGACATCATGAAAGCCTACCTGGAGCCGCAGGTTCTGGCTGTGGTCGGGAATGTCCTGAATTTCAATGTTTCAACTGGCACTCCTGACACGATTGCCTTCATAACTCAGTATGCGAACAAGTATGTCAAACGATACACGCGAAATGCGGGTGTCAAAGAGTACGGATTTGCGATCCTGATCACTAAATCATTTTCGATAAACACTGACGATCTGAACCTGTTGGCCATGAACATGGCTCAAGCATTCGGTGACTGGATCGACGCACAGAACAAGGCGAAAATCTTCCCGGACTTCGGGACTAACTGCCAAGTGCGAAAAATCGAGTCACTGCAGAATATGCCCAACCTGGCCGACGTAGATCTTGATGCCTGCATTGCAAAATACATGCTGCAGTGCAAAGTTACCTACTATGAGGAGGAATAACAACATGCTTTTAAGTGCACTTATGACCGGAGTAACTCCGGATCCTGATTTTACTGGCTGGTCGACCAACGATGACATGGTACTTGCAATCGATCTTACACCCGCCGCTGTCGTACCTACTGTGAAAACTGCCTATGCAGTGGTACAGACCGGTATTGAGGGACTTGACGCACAGCTCAATCCCACCATGACCGAAAAGAACTACATTCGCGCAGGCCAGTCGTCTATCAAGACAGGCAATCAGAGAACGTTCAAACCGGGCGGAGACCGCTTCATCGGTGACGAGGCACAGGACTATATGCTTTCGTTCGGAGTTGCCCAGGGCAGAGGCAGTGCCTGTGTGACCAACTACGTCTATTTCAATATGCTGACGGGTGTTGGTGAGACCGGTCAGGTTTCGATCGTGGTCAATTCTGACGGAGCGGGGAACGCCGGGGAAGCATCGGCAATTGACATCGAACTGAAAAAAGTCGGCGCCACTCCTACTGCGTACGATTACACAGCTATATAAGTCGCAGCGGTCGGTAAAGATTTTACAATAGTGGCTTAAAAGCCAGGAGGACCCAAGATGCAGATGAAAATCAACGAGATCGAGTTCGAGTTTGACCCGACCGACTACCTGAAAGTCAAAGCTGTTGAAGAGGCGCAGGAAACGATGCTCTTGGAAGTGGAAGAGGCGCAGAAGGTAGAATATCCGGCTAAGTGGATGGAATACAAGGCGTACATCGATATCATGAAAAACTTCTTCATCCACCTGACCGGCGCCGATGTAATCGGAGACTGCACGAGCTATGACAAGGTACTCGGTTTTGTTGCAGAATTCACCAAAATCATAGTGGCTGCCCGAAATGAAACGATGGCCAAATATTCGGTGAAACGGGTGAGATAAATGAACATCCTCATTGACGAACTGCCTACAGCGGTCACAATTGCTGGGGAAAAACATTTAGTCAATTGGGGATTCCGAACATTCATCCTGATTGAAATCTGCATCTTCGATCAGAAACTATCCGATGACGAACGAATCATGAACGCCTTGTGCCTGTTCTATGGCGATAAACTGCCAGACGACCCGACACAGGCGTTTGAAACAATGATGTGGTTTTATCGAGGTGGGAAGGCCGAACCGAAGGAATCGGCTAAAGGCAAGGGCGCGTCACTCAAGCGGTGCTACTGTTTCGAGGTTGACGCGCCCTATATCTATTCAGCTTTCCGGACCCAGTATCGGATTGATCTGCAGGACCTGAGTAGCGAAGACCTGCATTGGTGGAAATTCAAGGCAATGTTTGAGTCCCTTAATGATGAGTTGAAAATGTCAAAGATCATGGGGTACCGGGTCACGAAGACCACGGGCATGGGCAAAGAACAAAAGTCGTTCTATGCCGACATGAAAAAACTATACGCTCTGGACGTCGAGGAGACGGCCGACTCGAAAATGAAGCTCGCAAAACGCGACACTGACATGAAGAACTATATCAAACGAAGAATAACGGAAGTATCCGATAAAGGCAGGTGAGAGCATTGAACGACGGTACTGTAAAAATTGGTACAGAGCTGGATCAGACTGGATTTAAGACTGGTTTGAACGGGCTGGAATCGTCTGCCTCCAAAGGCTTCGGCGGAGTTGGTAAGGTTGCATCCGCAATGGCGACTGCGACGGTTGCCGCTCTGGCTGCTGTTGGCGCTGGTATGGGCGCCGCAGCTACCGTTGGGCTAAAATACAACTCACAAATGGAAAACTACATGGCGTCGTTTACTACGATGCTTGGAGACGAATCTACGGCCTTACAGAAGGTAGAGGAACTCAAGAAACTGGCTGCCGCAACTCCCTACGAAATGGGTGACCTGGCAGATGGAACTAAAACCCTGCTGGCATTTGGCATCGCAAACAAAGACACGACCGCCGACCTTACCATGCTTGGTGATATTTCTTTAGGCAATGTTGAAAAACTCAAATCATTGACAATGGCATTCGGCAAAGCATCGTCTCAGGGTAAGATGACCGGTGAAAATCTGCAAATGATGATTGAGGCCGGATTTAATCCACTCAAAATCATTTCCGAAACAACCGGCGAATCAATTTCCGATCTGACCGACAGAATGTCTAAGGGTGGGATATCTGCAGATGAAATGGCAGGCGCTTTCAAGGTAGCAACGTCTGAGGGCGGCCAGTTTTACAAGGGCATGGAGATTGCTTCTAAGACCACAGACGGCCTAATCTCCACACTCAAGGATAATGCGAATGCCTTTCTTGGCAAAGTTATGGAGCCGATCTCAAAAGCAATCAAGGACGTCCTGATTCCTGCAGCTCTTTCGGCTGTTGATAAACTGACGACCGCTTTCACAAAAGACGGAATACCGGGCATGATCGGGGCAGTGAAACAACTCGTTCCTGTTTTGGCTCCCGTGATTGGCTTTTTCGAATGGGTAGTGGACAACGGAAAATCTATCGCAACAGTGCTCGGAATTATTACCGCTGCTGTTTTAGCTTATAAAACTGCAGTCCTTGCTCAACTTGTTGTTCAGGAACTGTCAAATGCAGCCGCGGCTGTCGGTGCGATCGTCACAGGCTTGTTAACAGGTGCAAAGACCGTTGAAGTTGGTGTTACGGGATCTGCGACTGCTGCGCAATGGCTATTAAATGCAGCAATGGCAGCAAACCCGGCGGGTATTGTCATAGCAGCAATTGCGGCATTGGTTGCTGGCCTTGTGATTTTTTCCATGCAGACAAGCGATGCAACAAAAGCAACGGAAGATCTTTTGGATGAATCAAAAGATCTTGTAAAGTCTTGCGATGATGCAGCAGAAGCATTCGCAGATCAAAGCGCCGAGATTGACACCAACGCTGCCGTAACACAAAAGCTATCTGATGAATTGTACGCACTTTCAGGAAAAGAAAATAAGTCAAATACGGAAAAGGCAAGAATGACCGAACTGGTCGCGTTGCTCAATAAGCAAATGCCGGAGTTGAACCTGACAATTGACGCACAAACAGGTGCGCTTAATAAGAGCAAGACAGCAGTTGATGATTTAATTAAGTCAAAACTGCAAGAAATCAAGTTGCAGGCGAGCGAGGAAGAGCTATTAAGGCTCTACAAAGAACAAGTCACAATAGCTGGCGAAAGGAAAAAGGCGCAGGAAGCATTAACAACCGCGGAGGCGGCGTATAAAAAAGCGCAAGCCGATGGAGCGTTTCTTCTTGGCGATTATGGAAAGGCGGTTTATGCCGCTCGTGACGCCGTTAACCTTCTGGCCACAGCTCAAACCGAAAACGTATCTAGCATAACAGATCAGGAAACCGCTGTCGGAAGCCTTACAGTAGCTGTTGATAAAATGGCTGACGGCGCGGACGAATCGGCGCGCGTTATCGATGATATCAATAAGGGGGCCAATACCAATCTGGCGCTATCAGCCGAGGAAACAAAGAAAATCCTTGACCAAAAAAAGAAAAATCTTGATGAATACAACGCCGCGTGGATCAAAGCTGCCGACACTGCCAGATCCCAAATGGGCGGTATTGAGGACAAGGGCATTGAAAAAAGTAAACTGACAGCCGCACAAGTAAAGATAAATCTGGAAGCTCAAATCAAGGATTGGCAGAACTGGCAGGCTGGTATTAAAGCGCTGGCAGCCAAGGTTCCGGAAGACGTCATGTTCGAGCTTCGCGCCTTGGGACCGGGCTCTGACTTAATCATTGACGACCTTAATAAAATGACAAACAAGCAACTGGCCGCGTGGATAGCCACTTGGCGCACTTCGGCGAAACTGGTAACCGCCGCTGCCGTAGAAGGAACGGCTGGTCTTCCCGGGGCGATAGAGATGGCCGCTGCTG